TGGTCCAATGCGGAGCTATTTCTGAGGGTCGATATGCGGAACTGATGGAGCAGTTGGAGCTGGCTTTTGACCAGGCGCGAAGTGGGGCGCAACAGTTCGATACACGTACGCCGTCAATCGGACTGACTGCTAAGGGTCAGGACGTCACTCACTAGAGTGTCGTTTGCGAGCCGTAAAGTTGTGCATCGCATACCGCTTACCGCTGGTCGTGAGCGCCTCGTTGGTCACGATGGGCTTTGCAGCAGACGCGCCTACGACAGACCTGTCAGAACAACTAATGAATCGTGACAACTGTTTATTTAATCGAATTTCGGTTGTTATTTTGCAGGGTAAAGTCTCACCTCGAAATATGCAGACTGTCGAGTTTGCGAGTCTGGAAAAGATTGATCCTAGGACTCTTAATGTCGCTTATCCAGGGGCGTATAAGCCGCCCTTACTCCTGCAAATCAAAAGGACAAATGGTCGTTATCTTGGGTATGTGGACACTGTAAAGGGGCCGATCACGCTACTGGAGTGCGACTGACCCCGAAGTCAGACTCCAGGGTGTTGAACGACTCCGTTGTAAAAATTGCCAGAAAAAACCCGACGCTGCCGAAGCAGGGTCGGGTTTGGCGTGGCATCTTGTTATGCCCCATCGGCCACCCCACCTTAAATCCTCCGTGGCCAGTTTTTTTGGCCAGTTTTATGTTTCTCCACGTCAATCAGCGTTAGATAAGTCCTTGATTCGTCAACATACGTCACTCCACGCCAGTGTCCAATTCGCCTTCGAGTCCCATCGGCCACCCCACACTTTTCTCATTAGAAATCAAAGACTTGCGACGCACAGAAATTTCCGTGGCCAGTTCGTGGCCAGTTTTTGGGGCAAACGTCTTCTCCAGGCGGCCCATTTCGACTTCGTTTTGCGCTCCGTCCATCCACTTGGTGTAGGTGCGCAAAAACATCTCGATAGAGTGGCCCAATTGCTTCGCGCAAAACGCTGGCGTCATTCCGGCCATCAACATCGCCGTCGCATACGAGTGACGCATGTTGTAAGGGCGGCGATAACGAATGCCTAACCGCTTAAACGTGGGTGTCCAATAGCTGCGTCGAAACGCCCGCTCGTCACTCCACTCGGCGAAGTAACGCGGGTCGGCAAAAACACCGCCACCGGGCAAATACGTGTGTTTGCGCTGGCGATTAAGTGCCTCAAAGGCGCGGCTATTTAAATGCACCGTTCTGGCGACATTGGTCTTTGTCGTGGCCTTCAGCTTCCCTCGGACCTTGGCCTGGGAGACGACTGCGGTTTTGCTAAGCAGATCCACATCAGCCCACTGAAGCCCGAAGATCTCGCTCGTGCGCATGCCCGTCCAAAACCAAAACTCAACCATGTTGTAAACCGGCTCCGGATAACGTGACCGAATATCTTCAAGGATTCGGTCTGACTCTTCTCGCGAAAACGGGTCGACCAAGGGCGCCTGAGATTTGTACTTAGGAACGCCCTCGGCTGGATTTTTATCAATCATTTCGTCACGCACGGCAAGGGCCAACGATTGGCGCAAGATGGAGACGTAGTTATTAAGAGTCTTGCCATTTAAGTCTTTATATTTTGCGGCCACGCGTGTGATGTCGCTATGTTTAAGCGAAGCCAGCGGCATCTTGTCAAATGATTTTTTCCAGAAGTTGACCGCCGTTTTGTAGCCCGAGCGCGTGGAATCCTCCACCCGCTGAGTTTCTAGCCAGTACCACATGAACGCCACCACCGTGATTGTTGGGGCGTTTTCTTTTTCGATATGGCCCCCGAAATACTCAGCCATGTTGAACGTGCCAAAGCGAATCTTCTCTTTGATTTCTGCGAGCAAGCGCTCAGCGTAATTCAAATTAGCGGGCGTGGGCTTTAACGCACTGCCGTTGACCACAAGCCTTTTCTCGACAATCGTGCCGTTTAAAACAAATCTGATTCGGATTGATTTGGACCTTATTTGGACCCCGCGCAAACCCAACGCTCCACTCCTTTTAACGAGATGAATATACCCCCATCAGGGGCCCGGACATACTCCCGACCATCGAGCCACTTGCCTTCCCGAATTTTTCCACGGATCGCGGCATCTGAAAGCCCGATTAACGTGGAAGCCAACCGAACCGTTACGAACGGCGCGGGGGCTAGCTGAACGATTTCCGTCGCCTCGCGAGGCCCCTGAGACGGTTGGACTGCGCGGTCCCTAAACAGTTCAGCCAAGATGGTCTTCTTGATAGCGGTCATCGAGCTCGGGGCGATGCTCTAACCCAAGTAAAAACATGGCACAACACATCGCGTGGGCGACATGCGACAGACCCGACTCCGGATCTTTGTCTTCGCCCCCAAGGTAGGCGAACAGGTGGCGTAGCGCGGCAGCAATTAGGCGGCTTTTGGAAATCCCCCTTCGCCAGTTATGCGCTTCGTACTTTTGAGCGCCAAAGGTGAGCACCTGGGCTAGCTGCGTAATCGCATGGGCGTCGAGCAAGTCCATGCGGGGTTTGTTGGCGTCGAACTTCACGCCGGGGCTAAAAGATGCAACGCTAGAGTGCTCCCTCATCCAATTTCCTTTTGGTAGAAAGGCGCTTCAAAACCTTCAGCGCGAAGAATTAGTCCGGGCGCCCAAGAGATAGACCTTCCCATGATGCCGATCACGTCTTCGAGTGCCCCAAAGCCGTCGGGTGCTTCAATCACAATTTCATCGTGGACGGTCAACAAAAGTCGATAGCCCTCTTTATCCAAGGCCAACATCGACTCAGCCAAACAATCTCTGGCAACGGCCTGTACGATATTTTCAACAAGCTTGCCACCGTAAGTGTCCAAAACCTGCCAAGTGCGGGTCTTTTGATTCATGCCCTGATAAGTCAGCTTTGCGCTACTGGTTTTTTGCTCAACGGTGACCTCGGGCTTGAAATAGGCCAGCTTTCTTTTACCGGGTAAGGTGACAAATAAAAAATCATCCTCATAGGCGAATTCGATCTTTAATCTGGATTTTGTGTTTTTTGCGCCAATCTCCAGGTCGTGTTTGTCTCGATTAGATACGGCAAGGTGGAAAGCCTCTTCGGCTCTATACCAAAATTTGCAGATTTCGGAGTTTGCTTTTCTCCAACTTTTTTTTATTTCTTCCAATTCCTCTTCTGCGACTCCCATTTTTAAAGCGCCCATAACCTTTAGCGCCTGTTCGCCCCCGCCATACCCCAATGCAAGCTCAGCGATCTTGCCTTTTTGGCGATAAGGAGATTTTTTATCCACAGACCCGGCTGGCAGGTTAAACATCTTCTCCGCGGAGGCCTCATAAATCTTCCCGTCTTTTTCAAAAACCTCTAACCGCCAGCGACAGTCAGCGAGCCAAGCGATTACCCGCGCTTCGATTGCCGAAAAATCAGCGATGATGAATCGATGGCCGGGCGCAGCGATAAATGCCGTGCGAACCAACTGACTCAGTGTGTCGGGCACAGAGGGGTAAAGGATTTCAAGGGCTTCAAAATCTCTTCTCCGAACGAGCTCGCGGGCATTATCCAAATCGATGAGTGAGTTGGTTCGCAAGTTTTGAACCTGAACGGTCCGTCCCGCCCAGCGCCCGGTTCGAGAGGCCCCTCCAAATTGCAACAAATTGCGAAGGCGGCCATCGGGGCACACGGCGTCGCGCATCGCTTTATATTTTGCAACAGATGTTTTTGAGACCTGGGCTCGCAACTCTAAAACCCGAAGCGCCTGGGCATCTGTTACTTCCTCCGCGAGCTCTGCAACCTTGGCTTTTGATAGCGTATCCAGGGTCAGCTCGTATTTCTCCTCAAACCAGCTTTTAAGCTGGGAGACAGAGTTGGGGTTGCGAAGGCCGGTGATCGCCATCGCCTCGTTTAAAAGCTTCGTTTTATAAATTTCGTCTGCCTCGATCGCAGCCTCTACGAGTGTCAAATCCACAGTGATCCCGGTGGCGTTCATTTTTTGATCGAGAACCCAGAGCTTTTGCTCCTTTACTGGGCGCTGATACTTGGCCAGTGTGTTTGCAACGGCACGCTCGGTTTCAACGTCCTGCCGGGCATATTCTTTAAACTCTGCCCATTTTTCCAAATTGTCTTCGGGTCGATTACGCGTCCGATAATTGTTTGTCTTTGTCGGCCTGCATGGAATAGCCCAAAACCGAATGAGCTCCCTGCCTCCAAAACTTTTCTGCTGGCTCGCTGGCAGATTCAGCGCCTTGGCAACTCCGTCAAGACTTGCAGGAAGCCCCAAACCCATGGCCGCAACTTGCGTGCAGCGCCATTGGGAGGGGTCCATTACGATTTTTAACGTGCTATCCATCTGCTTTGACCTGTTTTGCGAAGTGCGCGTTTAAACAGAAAATCTCAAATGAAGAGTTAAACGCACTTTTGATCACCTTTGGATTAGTGAGATCGGAAATGACGCGGGTGGGAATAACCTCACCCTGCGCCAAATCCACTACTTCAACGGGCCCGTCGTCATAGCAATACGCAAACAAAAGAATTTCAAAGTCGTCGGAAGACGCATATTTAGCGACGCCGCATTTCGAGAGGTCAGCGCTAGAGTAGGTCTCCAAATCGATTCTCAAATTCATCTGTCTAGCTGCCTTAAGCCATGCGAAGCACTTCAACAGCACCTTTTATGACAGCGGTTGTGAAGCTTCCCTTGCCCCATAAACGGCAGCATGTACCGTGAATTGTCTTTTGCATTTGTTGAGCGGAAGCTCCTGTCGGCGGAAAAAAACGCTCGACATCACCCACTTGCATCTGCCGCAGCTTTTGGGAATAGCCGGTTTGGCGAAAATTCGTCGCAGGTCGGCGCTTACGCGGACGAGAGGGAGGGGCTGGCGGCTGCGCAGGTAACGCTCCAAAGGTCCGCCCGTCGGGGGTTACAACCCCGTATTTACATCCGACAGCGTCGAGAAGTCTTAAAGCGCGATCAATCGCATTGTTTTGAACGGTTAACATAGTTAAGTCCTTTTTCATTAGTCATGTTGTTTTTTGATTGGGTCCAAGGTTTGGCGCCGGTGGGACTGGGCACAAGTCGATAGAGGTAGAGCCCTCTTTGAACGTAAAGCTTCTCGACCTTGTGTGCGCCGAAACGTGTTTTGCGCAGATGTCTTAGCTGAGCGCTTGCGCTGGCGGGTGGAGCACCCGTCAACGAAGAAATCTCCTCCAAGCTTCTCCAAGCACTATCACTCATTAGGTTCCAAAGTCGAACCAGCTGTGCGGTGAGACGCATTGCGTCCCGACTGTGCACGTAATTGTCCCCGGCAAACTTCACGCCAGCGCCGCCTCGGTTTCGTCATCGAAGAAATCAGCGATCGGGTCGCGTCCTGCAAAGCGGGGCCCATCACGTGTTTTCAAGATGTTGTTTAAACCAAAGCCGATTCCTTGGTTACCAAGGGCCGAATAGCTGTATGCGTTTAACGAGATTCGAGCATAGACTCCGGAGTACAAATCGTCTAGGTCAAGAATTTCTTGGCGGTCAGATCCGATAGTTCCGGGTCGATATTTCGTTTTTGCGTTTAAATACATACAACCTGCAAACTCAGGGTACTTTGAGGCTTTAGTCTCCCCATCTTTGAGGGGGGTGATTAAGTTTTTGGGAACCTGGTTGCCCCACTTCGACTTTCCAGCCTCTATAGCTGCATCGATGCTTTCCTGAAGCCGTTTCAAGGTGTCCTTGTCGGTTTTGGATATGAGCGCGCAAACTGAATGGGACTCGCCGGGAGGTGGGCGCAGTATGACGAAATTTAGTCTGACCTCATTGGTAACAACGACTAACGGTTTGGACTTGTTTGACATATAATGAACCTTTCTAAGAAGAACGAGTTACTCCGAGACCAAAGTGGCTGCGGAGGACAACGACGGCAAAGACTCCGTGCAGGGAGTCAGTGCTGGTTTGCCGGGTTTTTTCACAACGAGACCGTTGTTAAAAAGCTCGGCAAATTTTTTTCGGCCCACTAACTTTTCGATGTTCGTGAGAGCCAAGAGTTTTGTTTCCATAAAATCGATTTCTGCAAATCCCGCTTCAAACAAACGCTTTTTTACTTCCGTCTCGTTTGCAAACGCCCGAACCGACCGAGTTTCTCCGAGGCTAAAATTCGGAATCGGGACTCCGTTTAATGCGGATTTGAGTGCATGTGCGTAGGCGTCAGCAAGCCATTGTTCAACTCGTTTTTTGTGCAGTAAAACATTTGACAATTGATCTACAGACAGGGCGCTGGGATCAACCAAAGCAAACTCTTGCCTCGCCAACTCGAGTGCATAGTGGGCACGCGCTTTACAGACAAAACGAGCTCTGCACCAGTTACAGGCCTCGTCGCTGGGGTTTAACGGAGCGTCTGGATTGTCTGCCGCTTTAATGGCCGCTTCGATTTTCGACGTCCAGGTTTTGATATAGGTTCGGTCGGTTTCCCAAACTTCGACCCATTTAAGGCTTGGCTGAACTATATGAAGGCGGATTTTTTCTATTTCGTAAACACCGCCGAGCTGCGCTACGGCAGCGCTTGCGTATGTCAAAAGCTGTGGATTCTCACGGGCCGATACAAGCTGGCTTCCAGTTTTTAGATCAATGACATCGAGGGCGCCGTCGCGAATCAAAACCGTATCAGCCGTGCCGTAAACACTCTCGCTTAACTTCAGAGGGACTTCAAAGCCTTTAAATTCCTGTTCTGTTCCCATTGCGTCGACGTAGCGAACGTAATCTTTAACTATTTGGAGCTGCTCCTCTGTTAAATCGGGCTGAGGGGATATTTCTGAGCTCGTCATCAGCGCAGTGGCCGCAATTTCGTGGAGCCTCGTGCCAAGCTGGGCAGCGGGCCCTGGTGCGTCTGGGTATTTGCTCTCTTCGCGAACCGACCCAGGGCAGGTCAGCCAGCGAATAGCGGCGCTTGGCGCGAATCTTGAGTGGCTCATGCTGTTTGCTCCAGCTGAGACATCAAGGCTTCGTAATGTCTTGAATCAAGATCCGACACCCGGGTCACGCCGAAGGGCTTTAGAACGCCAGCAACGTCAAATCCCGGGTTTTTTCTCCTCAGGCCTGATAGCCGCGCGCGGATGGCGTCGACGCTGTAGGCGGGAGCAGCGGCCTCGTCCCCACCGAGAGCAGTGCGAAGTTCTGGAGCGGGGGTAGCTTTTGGCGGGGCGTTCCCAACCTGTGTGTCAGTCGTTTTCGGCTGCTCCTGGGGGCGCGAGGCCTCAGCAAGTAGGCCTTGGAGGGAGTCGAAAAAGGCGGCGGACCGGTCGCCGGATACCTCAAAAAGGGCCACGGCGACTAACACTTGTGCCCCCCAGGAAGGCTCCAGAACTCTGTTTTCTTTGTTTTTTGTTGTTCGTTTTGCATTCTCAATGCCTCGTTTTTGTTACCGCTCATTTCTGCAACTTTAGGTAGCATACTCGGGGAATTGATAAGTTGCAAGTGTAACGTTCAAAAATTTCTGATACCAAGGCTGGACGACGCGAGGAGCGCTTCGGGGAGGCGTGGGAGTAGGTGTTCAGGGGGGTTAGCGAGCCCCCAAAAGCCAGGCTGCTAGGTGAGACGGGGCGGATTTTTACTACTTAGCGAACTGGTAAAACGGGGCGTGGTAGGGCGATTTAACGGATTGGTGAGTCCGTGCAGCAGCGAAACGACCCCCTCCCGCCTCTAAGAAATCAAAAATTAGCGACTTCGGACCGCGGGGTCTTGATCCAACGCGCCACTACTTCAGCTGTTTCGTCGGGGCCACAAGCGACTTTTAGCGTGACGCCAAACTCTTTTAAGATTTCAGCCTCCGGGTTGAGGCCTGCCAAAATCTTGGCGGAATCAAGTTTTTGACCCTCGATTTGAGACTCCAGAATCGTGAGCAAGAAAAGCTTTTTGAAAACACGGCGTTGCATCTTTTCAATAAGTAGGAATTCCCCCAAAACCTTTTTAAGTTGTAAGCGGAGAAAACGATAAGGGTAGTGCGGTTTCATTGCAGAGAATTCGATAAGCGACTCCCCATCAAAATAATCAGGGCGCATTTTGAACTGTCCAAACTGCACGATCGGGTTAAAGTACTTAACGCTTTTCTCTAGCCCCAAATCGTTCTCCAGCTTCCATTGAACGACCGGCTCAAACCGAATCCATTTTTCCGCTCTCTCGGAGGCCTCTGCCCGATGCCGAGCTCCCATAAAGGGTTCTATCAGCTCTTCAACCCCCGCATCTGGAGGCGATACGACACCCCCCACTCCAAGGTCGGCGATAGTTACTTGGCGCCGGGGAATCGCTCTTGGTTCGGGAATTACAACTTTCTCTATGGCGGGGATTTTATTTGACCCCTGAAGTTTTTCCGGAATGTTTAGTCTCGCAAAATGATTGCGGAGCGCACCTGCGTCAGCGTTATCGATCATCTGCTGAAGCCAGGGGTCGGGGGGAGTTGCATCTAGCCGCTCCATATCGCGTTGATGTTCTGCGTACAGGGCCTCAACCTCGTCGTCGGAATACGCTGGATCGGCACTGCGAGTGCCGTCGGGGTAGTACTCGACGCCCCGGCCAGCGGCGATCTCGTCATCCACAAACCAAAGAAACTGCTCCCAGGGTTTTTGGGCCAGACTGGCTAAGGCCTTTAGCTGCTCAGGGGACGGATCAAGGCGGGAGCCCGCCGAAGTACCCTCCCAGCGCGCGATCAGACCCCGGGAGATTGGGCGCCCTAATACCTCGCTTAAACGAGTGGCGAGCTCCTGTTGGGTCAAGCGCAAGGACTTTCGAGCGCTTTTGATCTTTCCGGCCAGGTTAACGTATTGGGACATGGCTCCTGCTGCAACAAATGGTTGAAAGCGTAACCATACGTGTTACAAACAGTTGAGTCAATCATTTTCCCGACAACGTTGCTACCAACTAGGTGTTTAAGGTATCATTATCGGGAAATGGATACCAAAAACCTCATTTCTCAGCTTGGCGGGCCCTCATTTGTAGGGCGCCAGCTCCGGATCAAGCCCCAGGCGGTCAGCCATTGGGTGGTTCGGGGCCGGGTTCCCGCCGACCGGATTCCCAGCCTGATTCGTATGGCCAAAGACAAGGGTCTTGAAGTCGACCCATGCGCCATTCGTTCGGATGTGGACTGGGAAGCGTTGCGGTAACCGTTTTCAGACAACACGCCAAACAACAACACGACGAAAAGTAGACCGTAGCCAGCGGCTCTGGCGAACTTTTTCGTTTAGGAGAGGCCGTGAGCCTTCAACGTGTTGAGTATTGGGTCGATCTCGTCAATGATGCCCAGCAAATTTCAGAAGATCCAGAAGTCATCGCTGCCTTAGTTCTGGCGGACTCTTTTAATGGTTTGCGAAAGGCGCTTCTCGATTTAAGTGAAGCGGTTAAGCACTCATCGAGGCTACAAAAAGCATCGATAGCAGAAGACTTTCGTGATTTAAAAACGTACTTGGGGAAAGCATGAGCACAAAGCCCCTATTCCTTTTAACCGAGCCTGAAAATATTTTGGAGTGGTTAAGAACAATTCCGCGTTGGGTGTTGTGGCGTTACGAGCCCCGAACTAAGAAAGATGGCACGACAAAATGGGACAAAGTTCCGTACTCTGCTGCGGGCTTTCGCGCATCGAGCACAGATCCAGGTCACTGGAGCGATTTTCAAGAAGCCGAAACAGCGTTTTTGATTGAGGACTATGACGGTCTCGGAATCATAATTACGGGTGAAGATTTTCACGGCATCGATCTAGATGACTGCCGAAATCCTGACACTGAAGAACTCAACGACCTTGCAAAAGAGGTTCTGAAGCATGTAAAAGGTTATGCGGAAGTTTCGCCAAGTGGTACAGGAATCAAAATATTGGCGCGAACCAACTTGGATCGCTCGCGCACAAGGCCTCACATCGAGGTTTATAAAAACAATCGTTTTTTTACGATCACTGCGAACATCATTGAGGGGCACGATTCATTGAGCGACGAACCCCAAGACATCGGCTGGTTGGTGTCTGGGGAGTTCGATGAGGAAATCTCAGAGCTAGAAATTGCGGGGGACGCCGGAGCACTGGCCCTTTCCAATTTGAAGTTGCCTTTAGAAGACTGGGGTATCGACCGTGTCCGCGAAGAAATTCTTAAGCACCTGAGTCCAGATTTGCCTTATGAAGAGTGGCTGTCTGTCGGGATGGCTTTCCATCACCAGGGGCGGGGAGACCCAGAGTGGCTAGATCTTTGGGATATCTGGTCGTCGACCGGGTCCACTTATGTAGAAGGGGAGTGCGAGCGTAAGTGGACGTCTTTTAGCGCGCAGCGGGTGTCCGGCAGCGGGCCCGTTACTTTGCGACGTTTGCTGAAGCAGACACGAGATGAGAGGGCGGCGGATGTCATCAACGAAATCGACTCTCTTCTCACTGAGATTGAATCAATTACTGAAGTTCGAGAACTCGAAACCAAGATAGCTAAAAAGGTTTCGGCAAGCGCAGAAATTTCTGGAACCGACCGAGAGAAGCTGGCAACCGCCATCAGAGACAAAGCTAATCAGCTTGGGTTGACTTTACCCATCGGAACGATCCGCAACTGGTTAAAGCCCAGGTTGTCTAGAAATTTTCCGCACTTAAGTTCTGAGGGAGTCCCGCTGGGAACGATTGAAAACACAAGAGTGTTGCTTGCCAATATGCAGACCACGGTTCGCTACAACGTCATTTCAAAGCAACTGGAAATTTTGATTCCCGGCCGATCGTACACAGCAGACAATCAAGCGAATTCGACCTTGGCGCGGGTTTTATCGGAGGCAAGCCGAGCGGGAATCTCAACAAAACACATCTTGCAGTATGTCTGGGAAATCGCAGACACTAATCCGTTTAACCCGGTCGCCACCTGGATTGATTCCAAACCGTGGGACGGTACATCTCGGATCGAAACGTTCTTTGAAACGATCCATTCGTCAGACCCGAAAGAGTACAAAAACTTAGTGCTCAGAAAATGGATGACTCAATGCATTGCAGCGGCCTTTTCTCCTAACGGTATTGCTGCGCAGCTCGTTTTAGTTTTCCAGGGGGCTCAGGGGATTGGCAAAACCCGATGGATTTCGTCCCTAATCCCCGACGAGCTGAGAAATTTCATTCTGACGGGGTTTGTGCTCGAGACCAAAAACAAAGACTCCCTGTTGTTGGCCACCTCTCATTGGTTGGTAGAGATGGGGGAGATGAATTCAAGTTTTGCGAGATCCGATCATGCCTCGCTTAAAGCGTGGATAACTCAGCCTTTCGACAAAATTCGCCGCCCTTATGCGCTCACGGAATCGGTTTACCCCAGGCGGATGTCGCTTTACGCCTCGATCAATGACTCAGAGTTTTTGATTGATCCGACGGGGAGTCGACGTTTTATCCCTCTAGCAGTCAAAAAACTCGACTTCGACCACGGTATCGATTTACAGCAACTCTGGGCTGAGGTTTTGTTTGAGTATCGGCAAGGCGCCTCTTACTACCTTACCCGTGAGGAAATGAACTTAGTTGAAACGTGCAACGAACGGTTTGCGGTGGCTGACCCAATTGAGGAGCGCATTGCAGGAGGCTATGACTGGAGTGCGCCTGAAGCCCAGTGGGAGGAGGCGACCGCGACCAATGTGTTGATTCGCCTGGGTATTTCCAACCCAACTAAAAGTCAGACCATGGCCGCGTCCAACGCGATTCGGAGATTGAACGGGGATCAATTTAGAAGGACAAAGAGCGCCAGGTTGCTACGAATCCCAAGGCAAAACATCGATTTGGATTTAGTGACACTCCCGGCCAAAGGTGACGTCAAGGTGTCACCCGACCAAGATGATGCGAAATGAAGTCCTGTTTTAGTGACACTTTGGTGACACCTATGGAAAAAGTGTCACCCTCTGAAAAGTCAAGCGGGGCAACCGTCCTAGGGTTTGATGACACTTATGACACCTATTTTAAAAAAGTATTAGGGATAAAAGGATGGTGTAGGTGGTTTAGGGCGGAATACACCCCTTATTCCCCTAATGGTCTCTGCAAGGCCTTCGGAACGTCACTGTGTCACCGATGAACTTTCCGGAGAAAACATTGGAGAGGTATCTGGTTCGTCGCGTGCGAGCCCTGGGCGGAGAGTGCTTCAAGTTTCTGTCACCCGGTCGAGCCGGTATGCCGGATCGAATGATCGTTTTACCGGGCAATCAAATCAGTTTTTTGGAACTCAAAGCTTCGGGCAAAAAGCCGCGTTCACTGCAGTTGCACATTTTAGCGCGCCTGAACGAACTGGGGTGCAAAGCCAGCTGGACAAATTCAAAGGAGGGGGTCGATGATTTTCTTACCTAGGCCGTATCAGCTCGAGGCGATGCGTCGGATAGAAAAGTTCAAGTACCAACTGATTGCTCTACGCATGGGTTCGGGAAAGACAGTTATTACACTCAGCGTCTTGCGGGATGTCCTGCGTTTAAGGAAAAGCATCAACAGAGTTTTGATCGTTGCCCCCAAGCGTGTAGCCGAGCTCGTGTGGCACACCGAAGCGCAAAAATGGGAGCACACCAAGGATTTAAAAATCACCCTGGTCTTAGGCTCTGAAAAGGAGCGCCTAGCGGCCTTGCTTAGTTCGGCAGAGATTTACGTCATTAACCGGGAGAACTTTTCCTGGCTCGTGGACAAGGAGCTCGAACAAAAAGGATTTTGGTCTTTTGATTGCGTGGTGATTGATGAAAACTGGGGGTTTAAAAATCATAAAAGTAAAAACTGGCTTCAGTTAAAAAAGATACGCAGGGATATTAAAAGGCTTTACCTACTCACTGGCACCCCAGCCCCGAGTTCCCTGCTTGAGCTTTGGCCACAGATCAGCATCCTGGATTCTGGAAAACGACTGGGACTTCGCTTTGGGCAGTTTCGCGAAAAGTGGTTTGTGCCGGACAAACGCAGCGGCCACATCGTTTACACCTGGAAGCCCAAACTAGAAGCCGCTCAGTGGATCTATACGCAAGCCCAGGACGTAATGTTTTCGGTTGATCACGACCTGGCACTACCCGAGCGGCTCGATAACATTGTGCCTATCGACATCGACCGCCATCGCTACGACCAGATGGCCGAAGAGATGGTCAGCGGGGATTTGAGTGCAGCCTCGGCGGGCATTCTTGCCGGCAAGCTCGCCCAGATCTCCAACGGGGCTTGTTACGACGACGCAAAAAGGATCCACGTCATTCACGACAAAAAGCTCGAAGCTTTAAGCGAGATTTTGGACCAGGAGGAGCCTGTGCTTTGCTTTACGGCTTTTAGGCACGATCAAGCCCGAATCCTTGCGCGTTTCCCGCAGGCTCGCGTTTTCGACGGTGAAGACACCCTAAATCAGTGGAAAGCAGGAAAGCTCCCGCTTCTGCTGATGCACCCAGCATCTGGCGGCCACGGCGTTGACGGGCTCCAACTTGGCGGTTCTGTAGCGGTTTGGTTTGGGCTGCCTTTTAGCCTGGATTTATACGAGCAAGCCAATGCTCGTTTACACCGACCGGGTCAAAGTAAAGGTGTCGTGATTCACCACCTGGTTGGGTTGGGAACTATCGATGAGCGAATCATGGAGGTTTTGCAAAACAAAAGCGACATGCAGCAAGCGTTGCTTGATGCTGTTGAAATCTACCGACCCGCAAAGGTGGCCGCATGAGTCAAGAAAATTTTTCAAATTTAGATGAGCCTCTCTTTGAAAGTGCTGCTGCAGCGGTTGCGTTTGCGCTAAATTTCTCAGGGCAGAACTTTCAAAAATCAGCGGTCAGCCAGCTATCTGGCGGTCCTTCTGCTAAGGGAAGAGGTCTTGGAGGGCTGGAGGGCGCGGCGCAGGCCGGTATGATTCGCGCCGAGTTGGCGACCATCGGGTTAATCGGAGAGGCAATCATCGTGGCTGATATGGCCCATAAGACCAGGCCGTGCTCTTGCAAGGCGCCTTGCTGCTCTGGGGAGGTCACAAATTCAGAGTGGTCCGCCGCCATTGGCCTTCTCTCAAACCTAGCGAAAGAACTCAAAGTCTGCCCTTCTTACATGAACGTTCGGGCAAACCTCCTGAGACGCTTTTTCGGCGTGCCCTTGGAGATCACAGAAATTGCAAGAGTGTGCGGCCTGAGCCGTGAGACGGTTAGTGTTCACAACGCCAAACTAACCTCGGTCTTTACCTCACTTAAAAAGAAAGCCTGGGCCGATTTCGATCAACGTTTAGTTGACGTGGGAATGATTGAGAAATAAAAATTGCTTGACAGCCTGACATTTGGCGTGGAAAATCCGGTGTAATTCGATAAGTACTAGAACTCCATCAAAGCCCTGCGCACAAAAACGCCGGGCTTTTTTGTTTGTAACAGCTCCTTCTTGCCCCATCGGCAAGTCCCTGCCGGCATCTCCACCGGGTCTTTTTATTCGTTGTCATAAGCATGGACAAGTCAATCAGCGTCATTTGTCGGCACCTCGGTTGCCAGCAAAGCACCGCTGCGCACGGCTATTGCTCGCGCCATTTGAATGAGTATCGACATCAGAAAGCGCTCCAGGATCGACAACGCCCCAACGCTCAAGAGCGTGGATATGGCGCAATATGGCGACGATACCGGCGGCGGTTCTTAATGGAGCACCCGTTATGCGCGATGCACTTAATGCTGGGTGAGCTTGTCCCCTCTACTGTAGTGGATCACATCACGCCGCATAAAAATAATCTAGAGCTTTTCTGGCAGGAGCAAAACCACCAAGCCTTATGCAAGCACTGCCACGACTCTCACAAGCAGCGGTTTGAAAAGAGTGGCGCAGTAGTCGGGAGCAATGATCTCGGATTACCACTTAACCCAAACCATCATTGGAACCTCGCAGCTAAACGCTGACCCGGGGAGGGGCGGTCAAAAAGTCTCCACGTAAAACGTGAGGGACCGATCGCGAAGATCGCTTTTTATAAACGTACTCTTTTTCGGGAATTTTTATGACAGCCCGTGGTCGCAAATCAGCCGCCGCACTCTCGGTGGCTCCTCCCCATCTGCCCGTTCAAACGCTCCCCGAGCCGCCGTCTTACCTAACCCCGGCGCAGGAGGATCTTTGGCGGTTGGTGATCGCCTCTCGCGGTGGAGACTTAATTGCGCCGGAATCTTTTCCAGTCTTGGTTGAGTACTGCCGCTCTGTTACGGCAGCCAACCAGATTGCAGCACAGCTCGATCAGTTTGACCCCGAGTGGGCAAAAGACGAGGAAGGTCTCAAACGTTGGAACACACTACATCAAATGGCGGACCGCATGGGCCGCAACGTCGCCAGCTTTGCGGCGAAGTTGCGCCTAACGCCGTCAAGTCGAGTGCAGGCAATAAGCGCCGGACGAAACGCCAACAAGGGGCCAAAGCTGAAACCTTGGGAGTTCGAGGCACACGAGGCGACCGAAACATAAAATGGATTGAAACACACTGTGTCATCCCTGAGGGGCTGTTTGTCGGGCAGCCCGTGTGTTTATCGGTATATCAGCGTCGTTGGATCAAAACTATTTACGACACGCCGACGCGCACTTTTATATTGTCGATGGCGCGCAAAAACGCTAAGACCTCTCTTTCGGCCTTTTTGTTGCTGCTTCACCTATGTGGTCCGGAGGCCCGACGCAATAGTCAACTATTTTCTGCCGCTCAGTCACGTGACCAGGCGGCGGTTCTGTTTGCCTTAGCGGCCAAGGTAGTCCGTATGTCCCCGGAGCTGCACGCAGTGGTCACGATTCGAGACACGGCCAAACAATTGTTCTGCTCAGATCTGGGCACTTTATATCGAGCGTTGTCTGCCGAGGCGAGCACCGCCTTTGGTTTGTCGCCAGTATTTGTTGTCCACGATGAGTTGGGGCAGGTTAAGGGGCCGCGCTCCGAACTCTTTGAAGCACTGGAAACGGCAAGTGCCGCTCAGGCTGAGCCTTTATCAATCGTAATTAGCACCCAGGCGCCCACCGATGCCGATTTGCTCTCGTTACTCATTGATGATGCGTTAACTGGGGCAGACCCAAAGGTCAAGGTGGCACTCCATTCGGCGCCAATTGAACTTGACCCTTTTGCCGAGGCTACGATTCGATTGGCTAATCCACACTTTGATGTTTTTATGAATAAAGAAGAGGTGGTTCGGCAAGCTGCCGAGGCACACAGGATGCCAAGCCGCGAAGCTTCTTACCGTAATTTAATTCTCAACCAACGCGTTGAGGCTCGAAACCCCTTTGTTAGTCACCACGTCTGGACGAGCTGCGGGCAAGCTCCCAAGTCTTTAGAGGATCAAACGGTTTGGGGCGGGCTGGATCTATCAAGCGTCGCTGACCTCACGGCCTTAGTGCTAATTGGGGCTCAAGGTGACGTACACCCGACGTTTTGGCTACCCGAAGAGGGCCTTACAGAAAAAGCCCGAAACGACCGAGTTCGCTACGACCTTTGGGCGAGAGACGGCCAACTACAAACCACACCCGGTAAGTCGATCGAGTACGAGTTTGTTGCTCACTATCTGCGCACGGTATTTGACCAATATCAAATTGCCGGTATCGCTTTTGATCGTTACAACTTTCAGTTTCTACGCCCGTGGCTTGAGCGAGCGGGTTTTGTTGAGGAAGAGTTAGAGAAATTTGTACCCTTTGGGCAGGGTTTTGTCAGCATGAGCCCAGCGCTTCGTGAGTTGGAGTCTAGGCTGCTGAGCCAAAAGCTGCGTCACGGTAACCACCCCGTTCTTACGATGTGCGCTGCCAACGCTACGACGGTGCAAGACAGCACCATGAATCGCAAGTTTGCAAAGACAAAAGCCACGGGCCGTATCGACGGCATGATTGCGTTAGCAATGGCTGTGAGTCTGATGTCGCGCACTGAGCAAGAAGGTGACTGGGACGGTATGTTTGGCGCTCCCGTGGCCTTCGGCTTTCACTGAGGAATTTATGGCCACTTTTTATCAATCCATTCGGCGGTGGTTTGGCAACATCGGCTCCACCGGCCAGCAAGACGGCGTGCAGTTCACCGAGCCGCTTTCAGTTGTCTATCAAAAGACCCCTGTCTATGGCACCGATGGCGCACTCCAAGTTTCGGCAGTCTGGGCGGCGGTCGAATTGCTTACCGACAACATCGCCTCCTTGCCACTATTTGTCTACGAGCGTAACGGCGACATTGAGGGCAACAAGACGCTCGCCCGAGGCACACAACTGTGGAATCTGCTGCACGACAGTCCTAACCGGCGCAATACTCCGATGGAGTTTTGGCAGTACATGCTGCTCAACTTTTTGCTTCGAGGTAACGCGTATGCCCGGCTGGTACGCAACGAGTCGGGAGAAGTCATCGAGATGTGGCCGCTCTCATCCGACCAGATAGAGGTGGAGGTGTTGCCGGACAAATCCGTGATTTATAAGTACAACTACGAAGGAAAAGTTGTTGTCTACGCGGAATCCTCAATGCTTCACATCCGCGACAAGGGAAACGGCACCGTGGGAATGAGCCGCTTGGATTACATGCGCAACACCATTGCGGTCGCTGTTGAAGCCCAGAACCATACCCAGTCCACCTTTAGCAACAGCGGCAAGCGGCCCGGTGTTTTTTTGATTGACAAACTTTTGACCGCAGAGCAGCGAGACAAGATTCGTCAAAACTACCGTGGCCTTATCGAGGGCGGCCAAGACGACCTGCTTGTGTTAGAGGCGGGCGCTAAGTTCGAGCCGCTTTCCATGAGTCCGGCCGACTTGCAGCTTTTGGACACCCGGCGTTTTAGCGTCGAAGATATCGCCCGCTGGTTCGGAATTTCCTCTGTACTGATCAATGACACGGCCAAAACTACCACCTGGGGCACTGGCATCGGTCAATTGATTGAGGGTTTTTACAAATTCAAGCTCCGACCAATGCTCGAGCTAATTGAGCAGGCAATCGATCTTCGGGTGCTTACTGCTCGCCAGCGTGAGCTTTATGCAGCAGAGTTTTCGCTTGACGCGATCCTGCGCGGGTCGCTCGCCGAACGACTTGATGCGGGGGCCAAGGCGGTGCAAAACGGCCTGATGACCCGAAACGAATGGCGTCAACTAGAGAATCTGCCGCCCCAAGAAGGTGGCGAATTACTGACCGCCCAGACCAACCTCGTGCCGCTTGCCCGACTGGGTGAGCCTTCAATCACAGGAGCCTCAAATGCTTCAACGCAAAACACTGTCGCTCAATAGCTGCGACATTAAATTAAAACCCAACGACGACAAACAATTGGGCTGCAAGTTTTCCGGCTACGCGTCGGTGTTTAACGGTCTGGACAGCTACGGCGACAGAATCTTGCCAGGGGCCTACGACTCGATCTTGCGCGATATTCAGTCTGGCGTGGTTCGCATGCCCAAAATGTTCATCAACCATAAGGCTTGGGATCTTCCGATAGGGAAGTGGATGAAGATTTCCGAAGATGATGTAGGGCTCAAGGCCGACGGCGAACTAACGGCGGGCAACCCAACGGCAGATGCGGTGCGAGCCTCTTTGGCGCACGGCACAATCGACGGCCTTTCAATCGGGTTTCGGCTTTCAGAGGGCGACACTGAATCTGTTCAAGAAGAGGGTCGCAGCGTTCGAGTAATTAAAAACATCTCGGAACTGATAGAGATTTCAGTTGTGACGTTTCCGGCTGACGAAGAGGCCCGCGTGGATCTTGTCACCGTTAAAACCGCACTTGATGCGGTCAACAGTATTCGTGATTTTGAAAACTTCTTGAGGGAATCTGGAGGCTTTTCAAAGTCACTGGCAATGGCTACGGCACGCCAAGCCAAACGTGTCTTTGACCAGCGAGAGGCTGGCCAACCGTTCGAGTTGCCTACCGATCTTCGACGTCAAATCGTCGAAAACCTAATCAATTCCCAAATTTAAAAAGGAACCACAATGTCTGATCAAATTACAGAAATCAAGGCGCTCGCGGATACGCAGAGCAATCTTCTTAACACAACCAAAGAGCTTAAGTCTTGGGTTGAAAAAGCAAACGGAGAAATCGATGCAACCAAACGATCCGAAACTGAAACTAAAGCAGCAATTGAAAAGCTCTCTGCAAAAGCTGCAGAGCTTACTGACAAGTGCATTTTGTTGGAGCGCAAGGTTAGTGATAAGGAAGAAGCGACCTCTCAAAGAGCCGACAGCATAGGCGAGCAGCTCACCAAATCTGAGGCTTTTCAAGCCATGCAGGAAGGGCGTAACAAGTTTGCCCGCATTGAGTTAAAGACTGCCATCATCAACGCGACCGGGCAGAATCAGCCTCTGGTGCCGGATATGCGGGTGCCTGGCATCATCAACAATCCCATGCGGATGCTCACCATTCGTGACGTGCTACCCGTCGGTCGGACGACGAGCAATATGGTGCAGTTCACCAAAGAGAACGTTTTCACCAACAACGCAGCGCCGCAGTATTCCTCACCCGCTCGTGAGAACGTGACTAAGCCAGAGTCAGGGATTACCTTTACGCTTGGCAATGCACCGGTCGTAACTCTTGCGCACTTTATCCCGGTCTCCCGTCAGGTACTAGACGACAGCGCTCAGCTACAAAGCTATGTGAATGGTCGCCTGATGTACGGACTAAAGTTGATTGAGGAAGATCAGCTTCTCAACGGCAACGGCGACTCGGGAAACATCAGTGGCATTTTGGATTCCGGTAACTTCACGGCCTATAACCGTACCACTACGGGCGATACGCCAATTGATGTGCTGCGCCGTGCGATCACTCAAGCCTCACTGTCTGAGTATGTTGCCGACACGATTATTATCAACCCGAGAAACTGGGAAGAAATTGAGTTGCAAAAAGCAACCGATGGCATGTACGTCTGGACCAATCCAGCCGTGGCCGTCGGACCCACGTTATGGGGGCGCCGTGTGATTGCGACTAATAGCATCGCTAATGACAAGTTCTTAGTGGGCAATTTCTCGATGGGCGCTCAACTCTGGGATCGGATGGATGCAGCTGTTCAGATCAGTTATGAAGATGGCACCAACTTCCAGAAAAATATGGCAACCCTGCTCTGTGAAGAGCGTTTGGCTCTGACGGTCTATCGTCCGGGCGCGTTTATCTCCGGCTCCCTGTAATCTAAGAGGGGCTCACCCAAGAAGGCTCGCTTGCTTAGCTGCAGGCGGGCCTTTTTCTTTGGAGTTTTGACAGCATGGAACTTGTTGACATTGTCGCAACCTCAAATTTTGTAAATAGTCGCATTGGGAGTGTGGCGCGAAAGCAGCGTTTAAGCGTGCCAGCCTACATTGCGGACGAGCTTTTTAGGCTCAATCTCGCACAACCAAATTTCCCTCTAACGGTGCGCCACAAAGGCCCGCAATCGACCGAACCGCAGGTCGATGGTGGGGGCACACCGTTTGTGTCATTGCGAGCGGCCCCAGTCTCACAGAAGACGACTGCAATGCTCTTACAGGCACCAACTGGCGTGTCATTGTCGTCAACGACTCCTGGCGAATCGCTCGATTCGCAAACGCTCTCTATGCCTGCGACGAACCGTGGTGGAAAGTCCACTTCGCGCAAGTCAAAAAGGAATTCAAAGGCGAGCTCTGGACTCAGGACCTAAGTGCCCATGAGCGGTTTGGAATTCAAAGGGTAGGCAGCCGAAACGAAAAGGGTCTTGGGCGAGACGGAACTATTCATCAAGGCGCCAACGGCGGTTTTCAAGCAATCAATCTCGCCTGGCTTTGGGGAGCGCAGCGCATTTTGCTTTTGGGTTTCGATTGCAAACCGGGCAAGAACCAAAAGGCTCACTGGTTTGGTCAACACCAAGGGCCACTTAGCAAGATCCAATCCTACGCTCTATGGATGTCGCACTTTCCGCACTTAGCGCAAGACCTCAAAACAGAGGGCGTCGATGTTTTCAATCTCTCTCGCGACACAGCGCTTACTTGTTTTGATCGCCTAAGCCTCGAGGAGGCTCTTATCCGATTTACAGACTGAGCTGTCTTTTGTGGCTCATTGTTGGCAACACCTTTTTCAAAGGAATATTAAATGGCTAAATATGCTCACCCCGATGTGTTAGACCAAGGGATTAACTACATCAAAACTAATTGCAACAAAATGGCTGTGATTGATGCCTACACATTTGGTAACTCGTATGCAACGGTAAATGGAGACATTTTGGCCGAAGTCGCAATGACCTCGACGGACTTTACGCTTGGCACGTCCGGCAATAATCGAACGCTTACCACCGCAGCAGGCAAGAGCGACGCAAGCGCAAATGCCACCGGGACAGCCTCACATATCGCGTTTGTTGATACCGTCAACAGCAAGGTGTTGTGGGTTACCGAAGAAACGAGTGGCCAGATAATTACTATTGGCAACGCGGTGAATTTCCCCGTCCTGGTTTATACATCCCAGCAACCCACATAATTAAAGGCGGAAAGTGGCGAATCGCTATTGGGTTGGCGGCACCGGCACGTGGAGCACCACCACAACGAACTGGGCGGCTAGCAGTGGTGGCTCGGGTGGCGAGACCGCACCCACATCTTCTGATGATGTCATCATTGATGAGAGCTCAAATGTAGGCACCGGCGCATTCACGATCACGATCAGCGGCACTGTGGCGTGCGCAAGTCTAACCGTCAGCGGGTTAGATGGCACGTTGACGATGGCTGGAAGCACTTCGCAAATCCTGCAGGTGTATGGGAACTTTTCGCTCAACGGCTCTAACATCACGTGGAGTGGTGCATTTAAAATTCAGTTGCGCGGTACGGGCACGCACACGTTCGACCAAGGCGGGCGCACCTTTACTGGTACCGTTCAAACAACTGAGTTTATGTCCGGGACGTACACCCTTGCAGGCAATTTTGCGCAGAACAGTGGTAGTGGTGGTCGCTTCTATATCAGCGGGGGCACGTTCAATACTGGCAATTACAGCCTCACGACTTTTGATTTTCAAGCGTTCGGCTCCGGTACAAAAACCATCAATTTGGGTTCGTCAACGGTCTCGCTTTTAGGTACTGCTGCAGGTCTGCGCATCAATCCAACTGGAACGACATTTAACGCAGGAACGTCAACAATCAGCGTAAAAGTTGCGGGCGGCACAATCGATCCGCAGGGTGCAACGCTCTACAACTTGGAAACGACTGCGGAGGCGACAGAGGTTGATGTTGAAAGCAGTTTTACATGTAACAACTTTACAATTACAGAAATCGGGGCGAACTACAGCACTCAATCAGTATTGTTTTATGTAGGCGCGACGGTCACAGTCAACGGTACGTTCACGGCTACTGGTCGCGATAATTTGCGGCGTGTCATTTTGGCGTCGGTTTTCACCGAAGAAGCGGGTACGTGGCCCGTCATCAATGCGGCCACAGTAAGTTTGACATCGGTCGATTTCCTAGGCCTAACTCTAGGCGGGGGCGCGACATGGTCGGGAACAGACATTGGTGATTATGGAAACAACATCGGCCTGACACCGACAGCTCCAAAAACAGTCTATCTCGTAGGGACGGGAGCAGTTAACTGGAACACGGCAAACATCTTTGCGCTCAGTAGTGGAGGGGGAGGTTCTTCAGCAAATTTCCCTTTACCGCAAGATACGCTCATCATTGATCAACTCACCGGCGCGACAAGCCTATCGGGGGCTGGTGCTAGGCCTCGTGCGGGAACACTCAATTGCAGTGCGCGGACGTCAGCATTCACGCTAAACGCAAGCACACTTTATTTTATTAAAGACAAGTTGATCCTCGGTAGCGGCATTACGACTTCTGGGACCTCTGGAGCAGTCTTTAGGGACGGTGCGGAGATTGATGCTGCTGGTCGTTCATGCGCAACGTGGCCAATTTACATCCGTGCAAGAAATGATTCAAGTCCTGTAGGAAAAGTAAAATTACTTGCCAATCTTGAAGCGGCGATTATTCAACCTTATACCGGATATTACGATCTCAATGGTTATCAATCTAGCAACACGATTTTAGAAATTGGCACGACAACTACTAACGTAAAGCGCGGCATACTGTTCGGCGGTGGCGAACTCGTGCTTCGTGGCACTGGTGACACGATTAACGGTTCGGCTATTAGCAATTTTGATTTCCCTGATTACAACGACGGCACAATCCGTATTACGAGCTCTGCAGGCTCAGACCTAGAACTTGTCGGAACACCGAACCCCTCATGGCCCGCTTTCGACATAAATACAACCTCTATCATTGATTTTGAAGCAGGCGGAACCGCTGCGATCTATGATTTGAGAAATACAACTGCAAACGCGTCTATTACATTTCAAACATCAAGGACGTTTACTTTTGAAAATTTTAGTCTCAGAGGAACCTCTGGGAATCTTGCCACCGTTCAGTCATCTAGCGCGTCGCTGACAACGACTTTCTCAAAAGCGTCGGGCATCGTTGATTGTGACTATCTTGCCCTGACACGCACGGCCGCTACTGGAGGCGCCGCGTGGTACGCAGGCGCAAACAGCACAAACACCAGTAATACAGGCTGGTTATTTACGGCGGCTGTTCGGAACCTAACCGGCAACAGTGTCGCCCAAACTGCCACGTCCAGTACGGGGGCCATTTCGCAAACCCACGAGCTTGCTGGTAACTCGGTTGCGCAGGACAACGCGTCCGACTCTGGATCAATTCAGCAGGTTTTATTACTCACCGGGAATGGGGTTAGCCAGCCCAATACAAGTACCACAGGCGCGATTAGTCAAACACATCTGCTAAGCGCGAGCTCGACCACGCAGGTTAACCAGACAAGTACAGGCGCTGTGTCGCAATCCGATGCTTTGGGGGGCCAAAACGTCGCCCAACTCAATACATCAACGACTGGAGCGGTTAGCCAGACACACGTTTTGTCGGGGGCAAATGCCAGCCAGGCCAACGCCAGCACCAGCGCAGCAGTAACGATTAGTTATTTTCTGACGGGCGCCAACACCGCCCAGCCCAGCACGGTAAGCACCGGTGCCATTACACAGGTGCATCGGCTCTTGGGCCTGAGCCTTAACCAACAAAACGCCTCTGGCTCTGGTTTTATTGTTATCCCAGGCAAATTGCTTGGACAAAATGTCAATCAAATTAACGGTTCGACCTCGGCTCAGATTGCGGTTTATGTGGTTGTCGAAGCGCCCGCCGGAGTAGGTTTTGCGCCCAAGGATCTGTTGTACACCCGACCTGGCGCCTTAAATACGACCAGGCCAGAACAACTGAATACCTCTCGCGCCTCACAAAAGACCACTATCTTGAGGAACACTTAATGAACCCATTTCGATTCGTTCAACCTGCCGTTGAGCCCGTTTCACTTTCCGAGGCAAAAACTCATTTACGAGTGGATCACTCTGCTGATGACACTTACATCACCTCACTGATTTCGGTTGCCCGCCTGGCAGCGGAAAACCGGACCGAGCGGACCCTAATCAATACGACTTGGAAACTTACGTTAGATGAGTTTCCCAGTGCGATCCCCTTGTCAATGCCGCCCGTGGTCTCTGTGAGTCAGATCCTCTACACGGACCTGACGGGCACACCAGTGGTACTCAATTCCGCAGACTACTTTCTTGACAAGGTAAGCGAGCCTGGCTGGGTCATCCCAGCAAACGGCAAATCCTTCCCAACGACGAACATTGCTAATGCGATGACCGTGACCTACGTTGCGGGCTATGGGGCAACCGGAGCCGACGTGCCCGCTCCGATACGTCATTGGATCCTGCTTGCCGTTGGTGATCTCTACGATCAGATGCGCTCCATTTCCGGCGAAAAGGCGCGAGTGCCACACGACTTTGCAGACGGACTTCTTGATCCCTATCGATTTTTCGGAGTCTGAGATGGATGCCGCGAAACTTGATCGTCGGGTTGATATTTACACCAGCGTTCCAACTCAAAATTCTTACGGAGAGATGACCTATGTGGACACACTATTGGCTACTGTATCTGCGCAAGTGGTTCCAATTGGCGGAAAAGAAACTTTTATGGCTTCCCAAGTCGTCCCACAGGCTCAATTCAAAATCGTGATCCGGTACCGGTCCGATATCAGCGTACTTAATAAAGTGCTATTTGAGTCCAAAAAATATGACGTCGCCTACGTCATGGAACTTGGAAGGCGCGAGGGCTTAGAGCTCCTCGTGGTGACCCCATGAGCCCGCCTGTGACCGTAAATATCAAGGGGCTTGCCGAGCTTCAAAAGGCGCTCTTAGAACTCCCACTGGCGGTTCGGGGTAGGCCATTAAACAGCGCAGTCTCAAAAGGCGCGCGGGTGGTTCAAGCAAGTGTTAAGGAAAACGCCCGCGCCACTCGGTTGACCGGAAACCTCGAAAAAAACGTAGTGATTGCGCGCTCCCGCCGGGGCACAACAATGGGCCGCTCGGAATACGCAGTCTTGATGAAGCGAACGAAAAAGCAATATGCCAACACACGTGCAAACCGACGCTCGGGCCGTGCGGGCAAGAACTATTTTACTTTTGGCGACGCCTATTACTGGCGCTTTCTGGAGTTTGGCACGAAGAAGATGGTCAGACGACCACTTTTCAGAGATGGCTTTGAAAGATCGAAGCAGCAGGCCTTAGAAGCGATTACAAGGCAGCTTGGTATTGCGATTGAAAACCAGGTGAAAAAGCTGAGGTTTAAAAAATGATTGAGACCTCTATCTTCAATGCGCTAAAAGCGCTGGTCTCCAACCGCTGCTATCCGTTGCAGATGCCTGAAAACCCAACTTATCCCGCCATTGTTTATTCGCGTATTGCGGGAACCCCCTTTAACGTCTTGGATACGAGCGCAAGCATTGACCAGGTGCGCATGCAGGTCGACTGCTACGCACTTACTTACGACGGCGCAAAAACATTATCGGACTCGGTTCGCGGTGCAATGGAGTCCGCCGCCTTTAAAGGAACGCTTCAGTTTGACACTGACCTTTATGAGTCAGAAGTAAAGGTCTACCGAGTGGTCATGGACTTCTACGTCTGGCAAAAAAACATTTAATCAAAAACTAATTTCCGCGAACGGCTGAAACGCCGCTTCGCTTTCCCCCAAACCGGTTCCTGCCTTGCGCACGGGCCGGTTTTTTTTCGTTCAAAAGGAGTATCAAATGTCTTCAAACGCACTGGAAGCACAAGGCACATTACTGAAAATCGGAAATGGCGCCTCACCTGAAGTCTTTACAACGATCAAGGAAATCAAATCGTTCACCGGCCCAGGAGGCTCTGCGGCGGTAATCGACGTGACCGATTTATCCAGCACAGGCAAAGAAAAGCGAATGGGCCTGGCTGACGAAGGCCAGTTAAGCTTTGTCATTCATTACATTCCCAACGATACTCAACACGCATTACTCCGTACCATCCGGGCAAATCGAACCAAGAGAAACTTTAAACTGTTTTTCGTCGATGGTTCGCCTGTGAGCACGTGGACTTTCGCAGGGTTTGTAACCAACTTTTCAATTGCCGGAGCGGTTGACGGTGTGATCGAGGGCAACGTGACAATTGAAATTACTGGCACGATTGTGGAGACCTAATCAATGGCCATCCTAACTCGTGAGGCTATCCTCGAAAAAGATGACCTGAAAAAAGAAGTGGTCTCGGTTCCTGAATGGGGCGGTGACGTAATCATCGCCTCGATGACCGGAGCCATGCGCGATGCGTGGGAGCAATCGCTCATTGCAGATAAGTCCAATATGGACAATATTCGCGCAAAGCTTTTGCTTGCCACTGCCGTCGATGAGGGCGGCAATTCCCTTTTTGCAAAGGATGATTTAGTGGCACTGGGGAGAAAATCTTCGGCTGCACTAGATCGTTGCATCAAAGTCGCGCAAAGATTGAATCGGCTCACTCAGACCGATTTGGACGACCTCGCAAAAAACTAGAATCCCGGCCCGAGAGAAGATTTTATTTCTCCTTGGCGCTCAAGCTCGGCATGCCGGTCGGGGAAATGCTTTCACGAATGTCGAGTGCCGAGCTCACGGAATGGATGGCTTTTTTCAAGCTGCAAAACGAGCCTGAAAAACCAAAACAGAAAGCCTCAAATGTTTTGCGAGCGATGTTCGCTAACCGAGTCATTAGAAAGAAAACTGAATCATGAGTGCTCTTGGAAATCTTGTTGTCTCCTTGGTCGCAGAGACGGCGCAGTTTCGCTCCGGCATGGAAAAGGCTGCCTACCAAGCGCAAAAGAGCTTTAATTCCATTTCGCGAGACGCTCGCACGCTGGTCGGAGGGCTTGCGGCCTATTTTTCGGCTCAGATGTTTGCCGGTTGGATTAAAGGGGCTATCGATGCAGCCGATGCGCTTTACAACTTATCCGAGCGCACCGGTATCACGACGGACTCTTTATCAAAGCTTCAATACGCTGCCAAACTTAGTGACGTCTCGACCGAAGAGTTTGCAACTAATATCATTAAGTTTAACCGCTCAATTGCTGAGACGGCACGGGGTACCGGCGAAGCGCAGAAAGCCTTCGACGCCATTGGCGTGTCTGTTAAAGATGCCAATGGCAACATTAAAGCGACTGACCAGATACTTGCCGAGGTCGCAGACAAGTTCGCTCAATACGAAGATGGTGCCAACAAGAGTGCGTTAGCCGTGGCGCTGTTCGGGCGGTCTGGCGCCGGGATGATCACGTTCCTAAATAATGGCCGCGAAGGCTTAGCCCAAATGGGAAACGAATTAGAGCGTCTGGGCGGGGTAATCCTGCCGGACGCCGCCCGCCGGGCAAATGAATTTAATGACAATCTTGACCGTATCAAGACCGCCTCCAATAGCGCCGCAATTGAAATTGGCAATAGCCTAATCCCGTATGTGACTCAGTTGGCCAACGAGTTCTTGCTTGCCCGAAAACACGGCTTGCAGTTTCAAGACATGCTCAAGCTTGGGCTAACCAACCCCTTCGGCAATATACAAGGCGAAATCCGTTCAATCGATGACTCTTACAGGGAGCTGATTGCCCGAGGCGAGAAAGACAGCCTGGCTGCCAAATCATTGGAACGGCGCGGAGCCTACCTTCGGGAACTGGCTCAGGTTGAAGCGCTTGCCAAAGCGACGGGCGATATGAGTGATCAGATCTCACGGCGTATGGATTCCGAGGCACGTGGCAAGAAAGTAGAAACAAAAAAAGATGCTCCAGCACTGGCTGGCGATACTAAAAAAGTAACCCTTAACGACGACGCAGAAAAGCTCATCGAGCGCCAGGCGCTGGCCGTCCAGAAACTAACGATGTCTGACGAGGAGCTCGCCGTAGCCGAAGTGTTTCTCGCGGGCGCCACGATGCAGCAGCTTGAAGCGTCGCAGAAATTGGCTGATGTCTTAATACGCCGACGTGAAGAGCAAGAGGCTTCCATGACGCAACTTGAGGAAGCGCTCGCGCTAAATCGCGAGTGGAAGACGCTCTACGACGAAACCGCCTCGCCCGCTCAAAAATTGGCTGACGAAGAGGCACGACTTTTGAATTTGCGTGAGCGGCTGATCGCGGCTGGGTATGGCGTTGCCGAGGTAGAGGAAAAAATTGCGGAAGCGCGAATGAACGCCTTCGACAAGATTTTTCCGGTACAGGCTCCCGATCAACTCAAGCAGATGGAGGACATCGCCAAGAGATTTGGTGATGTTATTGGCACTGCTTTCGAGGATGCGGTGATTAGTGGCGGCAATTTGCGCAGCCTTTTGAAGGGGATTGAGCAGGACTTAATCCGAATCATTATGCGCAATTTGGTCACCAAACCTTTGCAAGACGCCTTGGGCGGCATTCTGTCCGGCGCCTCGGGTGGAGCCAGCAGTGGAATGGGGGCTTTTTTCTCAACGCTATTCGGAGCCCGCGCCACCGGCGGAGACGTATTCCCAGATAAGACCTATCTGGTGGGCGAGCGTGGGCCGGAGCTCTTCGTTACCCCACGAAGCGGCGGGACGATTATTCCCAACAATCAACTTGCCGGGCAAGCGGGCAATCAAATCACGGTTAACAACAGCTTCACGATCAATGGCGCCTCTGATCGCAGATCTCAGATGCAAATCGCAGCAGCGACAGGCCAGGCTATTCAACGAGCGATTGGACGAAACACATGACCATAACAATCTATGACGACTTGATACTTCCTGAATCTGTTATTCGGGCGGGGATTCGCGGAAAAAATATGCGTAGTAACACTCGCGTCATGGGAGGAAACGGCTATGAATCGGTCAATGTCAATTGGGCCCGAACACTGCGTCAGTATGACTTAGGTGTTGCCCCGATGGAGGTGGCGCAGTGGCTCGAGATAGAAGCGCTCCACGAAGCGACAGACGGCGGCGCTTTCGGCTTTTTGATGCAAGACCCCAAAGATCAAACAGTCGATTACGCCAGAGGGAATCTGCAAGGGTGGCAAAACAGCGCACCGGTTGGGACCATTGGTTTTGGTTATGGAGTTCCAAGCTATTCCTTGAATCTTAGATATTCCACCATCAATGCGATTCGCACCTACGACCGCAGAATTACTCGACCCAAATCGGCGATTGCGTTGAAGCGGGGTGGGGTGGTACAGACCTCGGGCGCAGCGCCCGGCAATTACGCAGCCTCCTACACAACCGGCATTGTGACCTTTGTTTATGACGCCTCGGCTTCCCCAACCGCAATTACTGTGGGCAATCCAACGGAGCTCACTTTTAGCGGCACTTCGTTTACAAGCCTTTTCACCACGGGCGGTCGCGTCTATCTTCAGAGTGTCACGGGTACGTCATCGACCGTGCTTAATAACTTAAGCCACAGCATCTCTTCAATTGCCTCCAACAAGCTTTACATCAGCACCAACACGACAGGACTGACTGTCACTGGGCCTGGCTCGGCCCGTAAGTACCCGCAGCCCACCGAAGCACTCACCTGGTCTGGTGATTTTTACGTGCCCGTTCACTTTGCTAATGATGAGATTGACTGGGAAATGATTCTAGGCGGACCCTACGACAACCGCTTAATTGCCGGGCCAAGCGTCACGTTGCAAGAAGTGAGGGAATAAATGAAAATCATTCCCGCTGGGTTGCTTACTCATCTGCAAGGTGACACGACCTCGACTTGCGTTTGTTTTAAGGTCACTCTACAGCGTTCTCCTCAAATTACTTTAGGCTTCACGGACCACGACGAGGACGTTATTTTTGAAGGCTTAACGTATCAGTCGCAGTCTGGTTTTCTGCCAAGCGCGTATGAGACGCAAACCAAGCTGGCCCCGGATAACTCCCAGGCAAGAGGTCTACTTGATAGTTCTCTGATCGATCCTCAAGACCTTTTAAACGGAGCTTGGGACTACGCCGAGGTTGAGATTTTTCAGGTCAACTGGAAAGACCTTTCTCAAGGCAAAGACATTCTGAACCGAGGCCGGTTTGGTGACATTCAAATTCAAAACGGAAAATTTGAAACTGAGCTTCGTGGCTTAAGCAGCGCTTTTACTCAATCAAGAAACAGAGTGTATTCGCCCACTTGCACGATTGAATTGGGGAGCGCGCAGTGTGGCGTCGATCTTACTCCGTACACCGTGACCGGGACTATTACCGCAATCTCGGCTGATCAGATTGTTTTGTTTGATTCGGGCCGAACCGAAGCTGGGCCTACTGGGAAAACAATCACGGGTATTACGAAGGCGGGAGCAGCTTCCGTGACTTCAGCCGCACACGGCCTGCTGGCTGGTCAATACGTATTTTTTCACAGCGTTTTAGGCATGACGCAAATAAACGGTCTTTATGGGGTCGTCCAGACCGTGGCTACGAATACGTTCACGGTCAACATTAACACGACGTCGTTTGGTACTTATACAAGTGGTGGTGTTGTTGCGCCGCAAGGGACTGTTGGCTATTTTGCTGCCGGGAAAATTCAGATGACCAGTGGCGAGGCGGTGGGCTTAAGCATGGAGATCAAAGAGTCGGCACCGACACTGTTTATTGTGCAACTAGAGTTCCCGCTGCCAGTGGCTGTGGGTGACACCTACACGGCCATCGCCGGTTGCACTAAGCGCTTTAAAGAAGATTGCGTGGCTAAATTTTCCAACGCGGTGAATTTCCGGGGTCATCCGCATGTACCGGGATTAAATAGAGTCATGCGCAGCGGGCGATGATTACCATGCGAGAAAAGATTGTCGAAGAGGCAAGGAAGTATCTTGGCGTTCGTTTTAGACACCAGGGCAGAACTGTTGCTGGAATCGACTGCGCGGGTTTGATTCTTAATGTTGGCAACGATCTTGGCCTCATAGATTATGAAGAGACCGGGTATGCCAGACGCCCCAACAGCTACGCGATGCTCAATAGCCTTAATCAAAACCTTCAAATGGTGGAAGGAGAGCCGCAACTGGGGGACGTTATTTTGTTCTCCTATTTTGGCCGTCCGCAACATCTTGGCATTCGCACCGACCGAGGGATGATCCACGCTTTTGCGAACGCTCGCAAAGTCGTTGAGCACGATTTAGACAGCACCTGGCGAGAGCGCATCGTCTCCGTCTACAAATTTGCGGGAGTAAAATAATGGCTCAGCTTGCTATGGGACTTGCCGGCGCAGCCATTGGCTTTGCCATTGGCGGGCCACAGGGTGCTGCTTACGGTTTTTCAATCGGCACTGCTGCGGGCGGCGCCCTATTCCCCCCAAAATTACCCGATGGCCCGCGTCTAAATGATCGCCAGGTTCAATCGAGTGCCTATGGCGAAACGATCCCAAGAATTTATGGCGTCTATGGCGTGTCGGGAAACATTATCTGGGCCACGGAAATCAAGGAAACGGAAAAAAAGGAAGGTGGCAAGGGCGGCGGGCCTGAGCAAACAACGTACAGCTACTCGGTTGATGTCGCAATAAGCATTTGCCAGGGGCCCATCTCTGGCATACGTCGAATCTGGGCGGATGGAAAACTGATTTGGGATCGGCGAACCCCAGAGGACCAAACAACACAGTCTCAACTGGGGGAGGGCGAGCTGCCGGTGATCATCTCCGGACTCGACAAAGCTGATGACATTCGTGTTTATGACGGAACCGAGACACAGACCCCTGATCCGTACAGTCAATCTATTGAGGGCGACGCACCGGCGTATCGGGGAGAGGCTTATATAGTTTTCCAGGGCTTAAAGCTGGATGATTATGGTGCACGTATTCCGCAATTCAAATTTGAAGTCGCGACAATCGCCGACATCAACTATCCGCAGCCAGAAATAATTTATCAAGTCTCTGGTTCGCCCGCAAGCGGCGTTCCAGACATCGGCGGTCAATATATTGTGGTTGACCCCAATACCGACCGCTTATTTGTTGGCGCTCAGCTCAACGATTCTCCTTTCGTGTTCAATCCCGCAACACGCGAAATTGAATACATATTCCCAAAAATCCAACCCAACGACTCAACCTACACCTACGACACGCTCTGCTATGTTCCTGTGACGCGAGAAATTGTGTTGTCGTGCAGAGACACTCGCGTAGGTGTTTATTTTGATTACTTTCACTTTTTTGATGCGGACAGCTTTGTTTTTAAGCATACCGTAACAATTACAAAATCGGCGTTCACCTCTAATACGCTCTATCTATTGCGCTGGAATCCAATTGCAGAACAGGTTCTTGTATTCAATCAAGGCGCTTTTGTTGACAATTTTTATAGCATTGATCCATTTTCGCGCACCGTTCAAACGCACCCTCTTTATTCCGATTCGCTTGCCATATCGAACGGTGCTCTCGTCGCAAATGTTGTAATGGTGTGGACCGAATATGGGACAGACACCGTAGCGTTTTACGACGCCTTTAGCTACACCAAGCTCGTTGAATACGAACTGCCATCGCTATTGGCGACCCCTCAAGACGGCGCTGGAAATGCCTTTAATACTATTGGGGCTCCAAGAAGCAATTATGCTTTTGACACTAAACGCAATCGGATCGTGGGCTTTGGTGCGTTCCTTAACAACGCGGACACGGCGCGTAATTACTTAATTTTTGATGGCTCGACCGGTCAATTTATCAGTTCGGGAGTTGTCGACTTTGGAATGTCGGTCTTGCAAAACGTCCAATACTCGGCGGTTACTGATGAGTTTATCTGTTGGTGGGATACTAATGGCATTGACGTTTATAGTGCGGCTAGTTTGCAGTTAGAGCGTCACCTCGACTATACCGGCGCGCCTAGCACAAAGGGCCCGTCCGGTGGCTACGAGTCTTCGATTGCTCCGGGTTGGTATTACAGCGCCCTTCCCGCCAGTCAAAATGGCATCACAATTTATCGCTGGAGGGTGGGGGACACGCTCCAGTTAGATAAGGCTCCACTCGCGTCCGTGGTTGCGGCTGAGTGCGCTCTCGTGGGGCTTGATGCAACTGATATCGAAACCACAAAACTCACTGGCGGTGTTCGAGGCTTTATGGCTACTGGCACGGGGTCGGGGCGTGGCGTCATGGAAGCGTTAATGAACGCCTATCAATTTGACGCGGTGGAGAGCGGTGGAAAACTAAAGTTTGTTTCTAGAAGTCTCGCTGACTCGACCACGATTGACCTCGAGGATTTGGCTGCCCATGACGTAGGCTCCGAGGTTCCTACTCGTCTGCCATTTACGCGAGCCGATGAGATTGCCTTGCCCACAAGCATTACCCTGAAGTATTCGGATCAAGACATCGAGCTCCAGCAAGGTGCGCAAGTTGCGTCTCGCTTTACGACGAATTCTTTGAATCAAATAATCATCGAGGTACCCGCTGTCTTCACGCCTGGCGAGGCTAAGGTGGTGGCCGAGATTGCTCTCTACACAAGCTGGGCGGGCAGGACGTCTACCAAATTCACAACCACTCGCCACTATTCGGCAGTCGAGCCCACCGATTTGGTGACCATTGACGGCAACACTATTCGCATCACAAAGAAAAGTCTCAAAGGTAATATGCTTGAATTCGAGGGGTCACTCGACACCAATAGCCTCTATGCTCAAACGCCGATTGCCGGACTCACAACGGTTCCGAATGACCTTCTATATCCCAAGAGTGTCACAAACGCCGTATTTTTAGATATCCCAATTCTGCGAGACAGCGACAATACCGGTGGCTTTTACATCGCCGCCAACGGGTATCAGTCACCGTGGCGAGGGGCCGCTGTTTTCAAGAGCACGGATAACGAAGCGTATTACGAGTACGAAACCATCACACAGTCATGTGTGCTTGGCAAAGCAACTACAGCGTTAAGCGCCTTTTATGACAACGTTTTCGACGAGATCAACACGGTTCGCGTAGTGATGATTAATAGCGCAGACGAGCTCGAAAGCAAATCTATGCTCCAGGTTCTAAACGGCTCAAATGGCTGTTTGGTGGGCGATGAGATATTGCAGTATAGAAACGCAACGCTGAATGCCGATTACTCCTACACGTTAAGCGGACTGCTACGTGGACGAAGGGGAACTCGCACCGACACCCACACAACCGGTGAGCGGTTCGTGGTTTTAACCAATGTCTTTAGAACCGATGACGAGACCGCTGAGCTCGATCTGGCGCGCTATTACAAGACGCCTACCTTCGGCACTTCGATCCTAGATGCGACTGCGTTTGTCTTCACTAACACCGGAATCGGGCTGCGTCCGTTTGCTCCCGTGCACGTCGGCGGCGGCAGAAAAGCGAACAAGGATCTAACCATCAACTGGATTCGCTCAAGCCGCATCGGCACCGAGTGGCAGAGCTTTACTGAAACCCCCGTTGGCGAGACCTCGGAATCCTACGAGATCGACATCATCAACCCAGGCGTTTCGCCGTCCGCAGTCGTGCGGACACTGACAGCCACAACCAACACGGCCGCCTACACCGCTGCGCAACAGGTAACTGATTTTGGTAAAGCTCTG